AGCAATATGCTGTTTTTTGTCTTTTTGCTGAATAGGCTTACTTCTTTAAGCGTATTCTGTTTTACAGAACTAAGATACTTTTGCAAGCTCGCACTGTCATTGCAATATAATGCATAATTTTTGAGTATGTCTTTTTGCTCTTTTGTTAAGTTATTAACATATTTTTTATTTATATTCTCTGTCATAAGTTTTAAAACTAAAGCATCAGATCTCTCATCGAATTCCATTTTTTTAGTTTCTTTTGCTTCAAGTAAATGTTCAACTATAATCTTTTCATAGTTAATAACTTTAGAAAAATTTGCTTTATCACCAGATGACCATTCATTAATTAAAGTCTGAATTGTGGCATAAGTCTTATAATTAGGAACTCTCGTGTTGTAGAAACTATTTTTACCTAATTGATAATTAATATCCTTAATTAAAGCAGACTTTTCCTTCATTAATTTACTTTGATTAAAATTTCTCGAAGCATTTTTAGCTTCTGCTAGCACACCGGCCGCTATGTGAGTACCACTAACGGTTGAATTTGCTAACGCATTTAACAGTCTAAACTCTTTGTACAGTTCAGTGTTTCTATTATATCTACGCTCAACAATCTTTAAAGCTTTTTTAGCGTCTGAATGTCGATTATCAATAACAGATTCAGTAATGTAATTCATTAGCATTTCATAAACAATGCCTACATTCCTTTTTTTGTTATGCTTCGTCATCATTTTCTCCTTGATGTTTATTTTCAAAAATAACGTGAGGTACTGAATTTTTATGATCTTCAAGTGATCTAAGTGCTGACTGTATTCTTCCAGTCATGCGTCCTTGTTGAGACATCTTATTATCTAAGTATGCATCAATATCAAATTGATCCAAATTATGTTCATTAACACTTGACTGTGTATGTAAACTTTTTAAATCAGATAATTCTCTCTTCATTCCCGTAGGATCGTCTTTATTTCCTTTGTTTTTACCTGCAATATTTAGCTGATCAGTTGCTGTTAATTCTTTAGTCTGCCTTTTACGACGCTTTTCTTTAAGTTTTTCTTCCATTTCTTCTTGAAATTCTTCAGCTTTTGTTTTCTTTTCATCATCTTCTGAAAGCAATGACGTCAAATTTCTAATTTTGTTGGCAACCCTAACAGGTGTTTCTTCATCATCTAGCTTGAGCTCTGCCAATGCTTCATCTCCTGTATCAGCTGGAGGCGGTTCATCAGCTGGAGGCGGTTCATCAGCTGGAGGCGGTTCATCTCCTCCTCCTCCTCCGCCACCAAACAAGTCGTCTCCTCCACCAAAGTCATCGCCACCAAATGCTCCTCCAGGAGCTCCAGTATCTCCGGCTTCAGTGTCTTCAGGTGAGTCGAGTTGTACGGCTTCTAATTCTAAATCAAATAATTTATCTTCTTTTAAACCTGATCTAATGCTGTCTATTTCTTCATCACTCAGTCTTAAAATATTTTTTTGCAACCACCTTCTGTCTGTTGCATTTGCAACACTCGCAACTGTACTTGCTGTCTGAAATCTTTTATCTATAAGTTCAAGTTTTTGGAGCTGAGCAATTGTAGATGGTGTAGATAAGCTAATATCAAAGTCTAAGAGGTCTTCTCCACTGTAACCATTACAATATAGGTGTATAATTGCAAGTTTGTTCATTTCAGACAGTACAGTTCTCTGTATCCTTGCTATGGTTCTTGCGAATCTTATATCTTGCTGCGATAATGTTGCCTTACTACCTAATCCTTCTTCGTAACCTAGATAAGCCTTTGGCACTTTGAGCGCAGCAAATAGCTTTTTTTGAATGTATTCAACGTCAGTTGTTTCTCCTTGAATAGTCTGCCCACCTACTTCATCAATTTTTGTACCACTGTCACCGCCTCTTACTGGTATAAAGTAATCTTCATCAATAGAGAGCGGATTATATCTTAAGTCAACACGTCCGGTATTTCTATCAACAACTGAAGACTTTTTAAGTGAAGCTTGTGCCTGTTCCATGTAATTTTGTATTTCTTCAGGAGGAACATTACCTACGTCAATATAGAAAGCTCTACGGGCTGGTGCCCTAACTATTCTAAATACCATCATGGCATCTTCGAGTAGAATTAACTGCCGCCATATTCTTCTAGCCGGCTCAAGTATTGATGAACCGTACGGTAAAAATGCATCATTGCCTAAAAGTCTCATATGCGAGACTTGCCAATTTTCTAAAATCTTGTTACCTTGTGTAACCCATCTAAATCTGACTGCCATTGGATCTTTAGGATCAAATCCTTCTTCGCGCTCAACTTCTGATATAGGCAGTGGAAATGCGTTAATAACACCATACTCAGGGCTAACATCATTAAATAAGAAAAAATCTCCATATTTTACTAAATTACGTGTCCAAGCAGTTAAATTAAATTCTACATTAAGTGTGTCGTAAAACATTTCCTCAAGTAGTTTTCTTATCTGTGTATTTTCTGAATAAACATGCAGAACTTTACCGTGTTCATCAGCAGCAACTGTTTCTTCAGCGTATATATCCAAAGCACCTGCAATCTCAGGTGTGTATTCCATTTCTGAAAAGTCAGAATAACGTGCCATTCTATCATAAGCGCCATAAGCAGACATAGCTGCACTATATGCTTGAGATTGATTCTTACGAAATGCCTCAAACGCAGAAGATACATTATTTCCACTTGTCTCAAAATTTTGAACTTTTCTCTTAATTACCGGCCCACTTCTAAATAGCTTTGTGAGACGCCTAAAAAGATTTGCTTGTTTACTTTTAGCCATTCTTTGATCCTATTTTATTACCCATAAATATTCATCAGGAATTTTATTATTTACATTTACTTTGCGCTTTTCTATTTCTTGTTTTTTAAATTTGTCTTTAGTATTGCTCATTAAGTCAGGTAAGTCATTGCGATTGCTACTCATTGCGCCTAACATGGCTTGATTTAAAGAGTTTGATCCTTTACTATAGTCGGCAGATGAATCGTATAGCCAAGTGCCTATTGCTAAACTCATAACTAAATCATCATTAAATCCTCGCTTTGCTTCTGCCCTACCAGTCTTCCAAGTAAAAGTTTTAATTTCTTCATATGATCTAGAAGATCTAATAATAAGTTGTTTGTTTCTTATTATTTCTTCAAGTTTACTCAATATCATACTTCTTGTTTTGCCATTAGTAGTAAATCCAGCTATATCTGGACTTTGCTTAGGAACGTAACCACCTATGTAAACCTGTTTTCTTTTTCTATAATAGAGCTTTGGATATTGAAGTTCTTGAAGCTTGAGAATTGTTGCATATCCAAAACTATTATTTTCAGGGCAGAGAAGTGCTTTATTATACTTATGTGCCCATTCACTAAGTAATATTGCAAAGTTATCAGGTCGAATTTTTCCCTTATATTCAGCAACAACTTCACCTTCATCAACATCAATTATATGAAAAGTTGAGTAATCTTTGCTATCACCTCTTGCAACATCTGCAGAAACTATGTAGCTATGCTCAGAAAGCGGATATTTCCATATCCAAACATTTCTGTCTATTCCTTCACGACTAATTGGGCTAGTGACGCATTGTCTAATCCATTCTATTTCTGATGAACCTAAAAATGTTTCTCCGGATGAATTAAAGTCACACAGATATTCTTGTGAGATTTGGCGCTTTGACATATTCGCTGTTGTTTTCGAAAACCATTCATCATCTCTCTCAGGGTGTACATCCCATGGTAATTTTATAGCATTAAATTCATTAAGCCCAGACTCAGCTTCTGTGTAGAGTTTGTAGTATTGACCGCCAACTCCATTAGGTGTAGACAATATGACAACGCGTCCACCTGTAGAGATTGTAGGATATATACCTGTCCAGATAGTGTCAAAGTTTCTAACAAATGCAGCCTCATCAACAATTAGCAATGATAATGCTTCAGATCTACCAGCATCTTCTGATGTCGGTATTGCTTTAATTGAAGATCCGTGATTAAATTGTATCTGTTGCTTATTGTTTGATATAATTTCAGGCAACAAAAGCCACTTAGGTAGCGACTTTATCATTGATTTAACTTTAGTAATAAAGTTTTGCGCTACGCTTAGTTTTGTTGCGATGACAAGAATGTTCTTTTCTTTTTGAAATATAGCTAGCCAAACTGAATAAGCAGCAACGAGTGTCGAAAGCCCTAGCTGTCTAGACTTAAGCACGATATTAAACCTATTATCAATAAAATGTTGAACACAATCATCCTGAAAGGGGTACGTATCAAAAGGTATAAGCCCTTTAACCGGATGTTGTATTTTCAAGTATGTATTGAAAAAGTACGCTGGTTCTTTACCACACTTTATTATTTCAGATACTTGCTTTTGTTTACTCAGTTTTGTTGACATTCTAACCTATCTCAAAACAAATAGTTCTCTTGACATAAGCTCTTCTTGTTGCTGCATAATGATTAATCATATCAATATCAGTAACCTCGCTGTCTTTAATTTGCTTAACTTTTAGAGCTCTTCCTGCGTTCTCTTTCTTTTTAAATTCTTTTTTAATATGGCTTAAGTAAGCCTTAATGTGCTGATTTAATTCATTTTCAGCACTAGCTATGGCTTGATGCTGGTGGCTTATAGGACCAAGATTAATTATAGCTAGTGAAGTAATATGCATGATATCACCTGCAAATGAAACTTTTGTTGTACCACTAGAATGTTGACCGGGGCCTCCTAACGTATAACCATCCGGTCGTTGCTTGTCATAATTATTGGT